CCCAGGATTACATAGATTTGTCGGGATGAATGAGGGCGGAAAGACCTCTGCAGCTTTGGAAGTAATGAAAAACATGTTAAATACACAAAAAGACGCAAAAGGCTTCTATATTAAGGCTGAAGGTCGCTTATCTAATGAAATGGTAGCCCGCTCTGGTGTTAATTTTGTGTATGATGCAAAAGATTGGGTTGCTGGCACTTGTTTTGTGTTTGAAAGCAATATTTATGAGGTGGTAGTTGACGCTATTAAAACCTTAGTAGATCAAAACGAAGATAAGCATCGCTACTGCTTTATATTAGACTCTGTAGATGGCTTAATATCACAGCAAGATATAGATAAATCTTTTTATGATTCTAATAAAGTTGCAGGTGGAGCAGTAATTGCAGCTAACTTTATGAAGAGAATGTCCATTTCTCTCGCAAAAAGGGGTCATATGGCCATTTTTATTAGCCAAGTGAGGGCAGACATCAAGTTAGACCCCTACTCAAAAGCTCCAATACGTCAGACGTCAGCAACAGGTGGAAATGCATTGCTTCACTTTGCTAATTATATTATGGAGTTTGAGCCAAGATTTAAATCTGACATGATTTTACAAGACCCAGCGAAAAAGCAGCCAGACCCTAAGACCAACCCTATCATTGGTCATTGGGCCAAAGTTACGATCAAAAAATCTCCAAATGAGAAGACAAATAACACAATTATGTACCCCATTAGATATGGCAGAACTGGAGGGAAGTCTGTTTGGGTAGAGAAGGAGCTTGTCGACTTATTGTATATGTGGGAGTTCGTCACCAAGAAAGGTGCTTGGATTACAATTGGAGAAGAGCTAAAAGAACTAGTGCAAGACATTGTACAAGATTTACCAGAAAAAGTTCAAGGAGAGGCTAATTTATTCAAAATGGTTGAAGAAAATGAAGCTCTTTCAGAATTTTTAATAAATTATTTTAAATCTAATATTGGTGAATTAGTTTGAAGTTTCTAACTTTATACGGCAAAGAAAAGCCTCTTAGGAATCCACATAACTATAAAATTAAGTGGAATGGTAAATGTCGCAGCAAATTCCAAGCAGAAGTTAGAAAATATATTTATCCATATTGGAAATATGATGCCGTATATGAGGAATTTAAGGTTGTAGGAACTCAATTATCCTTGGATTTTTACAATCATACTAGAAAAATAGCGATAGAAGTGCAAGGGGCCCAACATTTACAGTTTGTTAAGCATTTTCACAAAACTAGAGCCAACTTTGTCCGTCAAATACGTAGAGATAATAAAAAAATAGAATTTTGCGAAATAAACGGCATAAAATTAATAGAAATCTACCCAGATGACGAATTATCAGAAGATTTTTTCGCAAACCTTTTAGAGTAGTGTAAAATATTGCAGATGGAAGCTAAACCTAAATTTAAAAATTTTGAACTGCCACCTAAAATTCTTACTCAACTATATGAACTTACAGGTGGCCCTAAGTCTTATAAAGGTTTTATAATAGCTTATTGCAATGAAGAAGGAACCCCAATTGTTTATACAAATTGCGAATCTCAAATTACGGAGTCTGGGCTTATTAAATCCATAGAAAATTATATAACAGAGTATACTCAAAATAGTTACGAAGTAGGTCAAGAATCAGAATAATACTTGACAAGCCATACTTTTCATGTAGTATGGGCCATATATGATATATAGTCTCGAAATTGAAAAGCAGGTTTTAGCTGCATTTATACAAAAACCGAAAACACTTATAAATTTTATGCACCTTATTGGTGAATCTGATTTTTATGATGGATCACTACTGCATAAAACTATTTTTGCGGTTATCAAACGAGCTTGTCAAAAAGATGAAAGTATTGACGATATAGTATTAGTTCAAAGAATTAAAGATTTAGGAATAAAATTCGAGGAAGATATTTCTTTAGTTGATTATGTTAGGTCACTTTCGATGAGAAAAATAAACTCAGAAGAAAAGATTGAGTCATCAATTAAAGAGCTTAAAAAATATAGTGTTCGAAGAGAAATTACAAAAACTGCAAATAATATTGTAGAGTCAATGAAAAGTGTATCTACAGATACTTCTTATTTAAACATTATTGAAAATGCGGATCAAATATATAACAGCAAGATTAATTTATTTGAAGTCGGTGATGACATACCATCAAATATTTATGAGGATATGGAAAATTTCATAGAAGATCGGGGTAATAATCCAATCGACGAGTTTGGCATGATGGGACCTCACCCAAAAATAAATGACATCTATGGCTCTCTTTTGCGTCCAGGAAATATTACCGTGATTGTAGCCCGTTCTGGTGTAGGAAAAACTCAGTTTTGCATGCATTATGCCACTGAAGTTTCATCTAAGTATGATGTTCCAGTACTACACTTCGATAACGGAGAAATGAGTAAAGAAGAATTAATAATCCGACAATGTGCTTCTCTTTCTGGAGTTCCATCGCACTTATTAGAAAGTGGTAAGTGGAGGCAAGCTGGTCCAGAAGTTGTAGCTAAAGTTCGCTCTGTTTGGAGTAAGGTCAAAAAACTTCAGTTTTACTATTATAACGTTGGTGGAATGGATGTTGACTCTATGATCAATACACTTAAACGCTTTTACTATTCAAAGGTTGGCCGTGGCAACAAAATGGTATTTTCTTTTGATTATATTAAAACATCTTCAGAAAATTTTGGTAATAAAAGCGAGTGGCAAACAGTTGGTGAAATGGTAGATAAGTTTAAAAAGTGCATACAAAAAGAAATACTGGAAGAGGGTAATCCAGTAATACCAATGATTACATCGGTGCAGTCAAATCGGAGCGGTATTACAACTAATCGTCAGAGTGCAAATATCATTGACGATGAATCTATTGTTTCTCTTTCTGATCGAATTACTCAGTTTTGTTCTCATATGTTTATTCTGCGTCAAAAAACAAATGACGAGGTCGCAGAAGAGGGTAATCAGTTTGGTACTCATAAACTCATCAATGTAAAGTCTAGACACTTAGGTAAAGATATTGCTGGCGCAGTTGAGCCAGTTCAAATTGATGACAACCTTCGTAAAAATTTTATTAATTTGTCTTTTAGAAACTTTAACATAACAGAATGTGGGGACTTGCGAGATATCGTAGACTTCAGAAATACTGGAGGAGATTTAAACCAATCTTCTTCAAATGAAATACCTTCATTCGATGACTTATAGAGAATCTCTAGATAAGCTAGGTTACCCTCTTCAAGATTGCGGTAATCACTGGCGTACCCGTGCTGTATATAGAAATGGAAAAACGAATACTTCTGTTATTATCTATAAAGACAGTGGTGTTTGGAAAGATTTTGGCGCAGATGGTCAAGCTAAACCCTTTTCTGCTTTAGTGCAAGAAACATTAAATACAAATGATCCTAAAACACTCAAAGAATATTTGATCGATGGTTTAGATCAACAATACAAACCAAAAACTAAAGAAGATAAAATAGAAATGGAAAAAATATACCCAGCTTCATATTTAGATAAACTCTTGCCGATGAAGACTTTCTATGAAAAAAAGGGAATTTCTTCTAAAACTCAAGATAAATTTAAATGCGGTTACGCTGGTGGTGGCAAAATGTATCGTAGGATTGTTTTCCCTATTTATGATTTAGATAATCAAATACACGGTTTTTCTGGTAGATCTGTTGTTGAAGGAGATAACATCCCTAAATGGAAACACATGGGTCGCAAAACAAATTGGGTTTATCCGCATCATATTTCAAGCGATGTTGTAGAAAAAAGTGGAGAAGTTATTTTAGTCGAAAGTATTGGAGACTGCTTGGCTCTCCACGAAGCTGGCTTTAAAAATGTTTTAGTTACTTTTGGGCTAGACGCTTCTTCAAAACTTATTTCTTATCTTAACTCATTTGAACTAAATAGGATTATTGTTGCAACAAATAACGATAAAGACAAAGAAGTTAATTCAGGAGGAATCGCATCTGTTAAAGTGGCCGCAAAATTAGCTCAAGTTTTTGATTTATCTGTCATAAGAATTAACCCACCATTGTGTAATGACTTCGGAGAAATGTTAGAGCGGACTCGGCATGAAAATTTCAGACAATGGTATCAACGAAAAGATAAATGGCGCATGGGCGATAAAAAATTTCAAAATTATATTATCAAACAAATAGACAAACACGAACAACTGAAAAAAAA